ATCAATTGAAAGTTTGTCTTGAAATAGTTTACAAGACTATCATGTGAAAGAGCTAGGTAAAAAAACTTTGGATTCCCTCCACAGTTATTTTATTTTCTTTCTCACATTTTGCACATTTAAATTCAACATCATGTGATAATTTTGGTGTTCCTTGTATAAAGTTTGTTATTTTTAAAAACTGCTCAGAAGTTAAAGTTTCAATAAACTCAATGATTGATTCAACTGTTTCATCTTTGGTTGATACTCTTTCCTCTTCTGTTAAAACTGCATCTATACAAAGAGCAATTGTTTTAAATAGTGCTTCAGTGTTTTGTTCATTTACATCAACTTCTTTTACTATCTCATAACTTGGATATTTCATCTCAAGTGATATAGAATCTGTAAGTTGAATGATATTACTTTCATCACTTTTCTTTACTTCTATATCATCAATAACTACTGCAGCTTCATTTGCATGTTCACATTCTGCACACTTTACATTTAAATTAATCTTTTCTCCTACTGACTTAGATCTGATTTTCAATAACAGAAACTCAATATCAAATGTAGTTATTTGACTTCTGTCTATTGGATCATCGAGACAAGAATTAATTGTATCGACAACTGCTTCAAGTCCTACCTTTTCATCTCCAGTTTCAAACGCCATCATTAGCGCTTTCTCTTCTTTAACTAAATACGGTCTAAATCTCGTAGATTTTCCAGTTGATGGTATAGTCACTTCATATTTCGGAAGCTCATTCACTATTGGTAAAGCCATAATATATTTCTCCTAATTAACCAAATAATTTTTCCTTAACTTTGTCTATTGCAAAGTCAGTAATTCTGTTTCTAAGACTATCTCTAAAGTCTGTTTTGTTTGATATTTTGCGTGACCAATCTTTATATGATAATTGGACATTCAGTTCTAATAATTGATCTGCTTGTGCATCAGACATTTGCATTTGTAGTACTTGAGTTGGATAGGCATTTTGTAATACACATGTATAAACTACTGATTCTCCTCCAGCTAAGGCAGTTGCTAATCCACCTTGATCTAATCCTGCGTATGATAATCTTAATAATTTATCATAGTCTGCATCAGGACTATTTGTAAGTGCTTGAATAACTACATCTTCGCTATAGTCATTAAAGTATTTTAATTCGTATTCCGTTGTGACAGCTGAGTTTTGCCATGCTTCAAAGTATTCTTTGATTCTGAAATCGTTCAACACTCTAAATGTAAGAGTTACATCTTCAACAGCATAACCATAAGCAACTTTTTTGTTTACCATACCTATTCTTCGATCGTGAGTAAGTAAGTTCCTTCCTGGCATATTTGTTGCAGTACACAACATATTAATGTCTTCTGCAGGTATGGTTCTTTTTAAATTAGATATTCCTCTATTTAAAAGCTCACCAACGATTGGAAACTTAACTCCACCTATAACTGATGGTAAAATTACTCTATAAAAATTAGGTCTTGCAAAACCTTGTCCTTTTGCAACTAAACCTTTAAATTGTTCTACGCTTCTCATCGTCGATATACCTGTTTATATGAATCTCTCCAAACGATATCTCTATTTGATTTTCTAAATCTTTGAAAAGGTAAGAATGCTGCAATCTCCCATTCTGGTGGAAATACTTGAGCAATTCTGCCTCTTACTTGTTTAGTCAAATAAGTTTTAATCATTGGTTTTAAAAATCTCTTTATAGTACCTCTATTTAATCTGTCCCAATCTAATTCATTATCATGATCCATTTCATCTGATACTTGCATAATATCATATAACAAAGTTAAAAATCTTACTCTCAACATTACTGGCAAATAGTGTAAGTTTAATCCTCTAAATCCTCCTTTCGCTCTACCAGTAATAATAACTAAAGGGTACTGATCGTAATATGGTAATGTTTCCTCACCTTTCGGTAAGTACTTAAACATATGCATCGTACCAATTAGTGGACGTTGTACTATTAATTGACCACGCTGTTTAAATTCTGGAGAAAGTAATAATTCTTGTCTATTAATTCCAGACATCATTTGTAGTTTATTCTTAAACCACTGTGAAGAACGTTCGGTTCTCGGAGTTATATTTTCAAGTAAAAACTCTTTCGATATATTTTCGAACAACGTTGCCATACATGTTTATTTATATTAGGATTCGAATAATCTTCTAGCAAAATCCTTACGATAAGCATGACCTTTTGCGTGTACATGCGACTTAAATATCTGCATTTCTTCATCACCATGTCTTAATCTTCTTACAAGTGGCCAATCGTTTGTTACGATGTTTGTGACAGCAAATGATTGCCATGCTGATAAACTACAACATTTATTTCTAAAAAAGCGATCATTCCATTGATTAGCTGCTTGTTGTGCTTTAACTGCAGTCCAATGTTCATTTTTCCAGTATTCGCCTGATCTATCATACCCATATTTTTCAGCATTACGATCAAACTCAGATAAGAATATATCATCGTGTTGATGCACTTTCGGTGGATGTTTTTTTCTAACTCCACTTCCTGGTACTCTGTTTGGATTATTTGGTGCAGAATACCAATACGTTCTATCTGCAGTACTAATTTCTGTTTGGTTTTTATAAATCTTAAGACCTTTAAACATCCAACTATCGAGTTCAGTTTCACCGTTCAATAACATTGTAGCCCAATGATTCAGTGTTTCAGGTGTTTCGTATGGCAAACCTACGATAAAGCCTGAATGCATTCCAACCTCTTGTCCCCATTTCTCTCTACATGTTTCGAGTAATCTTAATGCTCTATCTGTTGGTATGCCTTTACCTACAGCTTTTGCTGATTCATAGTTTAGGGTTTCAATACCAAAGTGAGCAAACCTTATTCCTATATCTCTGAGCAGCGAGATCTGCTCTGGGTGAGCTCTGAGGAGCTCTAATCTTAAATATCCTACCCATTCTATTGGAACACCTAATCTCTTAATTGCTTTCTTGATTGCTAACAACTTATCGACAGATTCATTTACTGTATCGCACATCATAAAGTATTTGGTAGTTCCAAACAATTCGTAGTTATTTTTTAATTCTTGATAGATAGACTCTTCTGATCGAATGTACTTATCTGCTTTTGGATCTCTTCCGATCAAAGCAAAGCCACAAAACTTACATTTAAATCTACAGCCTCTTGATATTTCAATAGGTAATACTTCTTTTGGCATTACGATATCGTCTTTTGAAAATACTGGAGCCATATTATGAAAATCATGCAATGAAGCTTCAGGATCAAAGCGATATACTTCGGGTAATTCTTGACCTTCTTTTAATTCTTTTGTAAATTTAACAAGTGCAGTTTCAGCCAAACCCTGAATCCAGTGATCGAACTCATTCATCTTCCACATTACTTCAGCATTAGGTCCTCTTCCACCTAATACCATTTTAACGTGAGGATGTTTTTCTTTGATGTAATAAAATATTTCTTTAAAATGTCTAGCAGTTTCTAATTCATTGTATATGGTACTGTCGATATCTGATGGTCGACGATATTGAAACTGTCCAATGATTTTATTTTTAGGATCTATTTGTCTTCGACTTCTTTCTGTAATACCTGTCGTTTTACCTAATTCATGAGCTTTACCTTTTTCAGTTACAAAGTTCATAAACGTACAACTAAAACCACAGAAAAGAGTGTTTTCTCCAATAATTCTATCTAAGTATTGGCATAACTCAATTTGTCTATTTTGTAATAACCAGTTAAGCTGATCAATTACTTTAACTGTATATCCGTTTTCTCTGAGTTTTGTTGCGATCGCATAAGGTCCCATGCCCTTGACAGGTGCAAGGTAATTTGTCACATCGGCAAATAATATAATATCAAATGTTTTCATAGATTGTTATTTATAACCTCATTATATAACTCAAAATCATCAACGTAATAACATAATAATTCTTCGCGACCTTTCATATATTCAATCGCACACTCATCATTTGTGTGATCTGAAGGATTAATGTTCATCTTAAAAATACTATCAATATCAAATCCATCTTTCCATTTAATATTGAATTTTTTACTTATATCGATAAGTTCATTATTTAAATTTTCAAAAGTAAAGAAATGATCAATGTCATACTTATATAAACTTTTGAACCAAGTTTGTGGTGCAAAGTGAAAGTTTGGATCTATCTTTCGTATTTCTTTTATTCCATTTTCGATTAAGATAACTGGATCTGTTTCACCTCTTGGAGTTCCATCTTTTGCAGGGTTTGAAAATATTTCTTTACACGCAGACCAAAATCTTGTATATGGATCTCTTATCACTGCAAATGTAGGAGGATCTTTCATATCTATACTCTGGCATAAAAACTCTGTAAATCGAGATGCATTTTTCCATATTTCAATAAACAATGGTTTAGGTTTGTTTGATAATGAATTTAGCCAAAGTGTTTGATCTTCTTTTACTGTTAATTTAATTTTCACTTTTTCTTTTTGCGATAAGGCTTAAATGGTTTCATTGATTTTAATTTGCCTGGTACTGGTTTTGATAATATACCAAGTGCTTGTAATTCCTTTTCTGTCCATATTTGAAAATGCCAACCTCTGTCGAGTGCATACTCTTCTGCAGCTTTCCATTTACATTGATTCTTTACATATGTTAGTGCCTCTGATATGTAGCGTTTTGATCTGTTCGGATTCTTTGGTACTTTTGTTTGCTTATCAGGTTTTATTTCGATGAGATATGTTTTTCCTTCATTCGTTGTAAACTTTAAATCCATAAAATAACGATGATACTTCTTATCAACTTCATAAAAATATGGTATGATAACTTCTTCGGAAGACCATTCTTTAATATTTGAGTTCCTATCACACCACAGAAAGCATTGTTTTTCCCAACCCGATCGATAAATAACATTATCAACGTCACCTCGGTATTTGTGTGTATTTACTACCCTATATTTGCCTGAATAAGTTTTCATTTTCATTATAAATAAACATATTAAAGTTATTTATTAGAGTAAAAAAATGGCCAGTTTTGGAGAATTTAAAGAACAACTTTCAGATATCATTGACCGAGGTCAAGATTTTATAGAAGAGCATTACTACGGAAACAATCTTGGAGAAAGATTAAGATACCCGTTAGATGAAATTGACTATAGAGCTGAAATTACATTCCAACCACTAAAAACAACACCTATTAATGCTGAACTTCTTGGAGAAAATCTTAGAGGAAGCATTGATTTATTAGGTGATATTTTTAGTGCAGGTGGATTAGTTGGTGGAAGTCTTACTGGCCAATTACGAGAAACAATTAATCAATTTTCAGGTATAGATTTTCAGTCTGATTCTAAAGCTATGGTTGAACCAGTTGGTGCACCTATAACATTGTATATGCCTCAGGCCATTCAGTTTGCAGATGTGGCAATCTATAATCAATTGGCATTAGGTCAATTAGGAGCTGTAACAGAAGCAGCATTGAATGCTGGTGCTGGAGGTTTATCTGCTGTTGGTGCTGGTATTATGGGAATTGGAAGTCAATTGTTAGGAAATCCTGGTGCAGCAGCAAATAGTGCATTAGCAAGAGCAGGTGTTGCAGGAATGGTAGCAAGTGTGAATGCTCAAGTAGGTGGAGCATTTAGAAGAGCTACTCAAACAACCTTAAATCCCAATCAAAGGACATTGTTCGAACATCCAAACATAAGAGAATTTTCTTTTACTTTTCAGCTTATTCCTACAAGTAAAAAAGAAGCTGAAGCAATTCAAAAGATTGTTAGAAAATTCAGAACAGAAATGTACCCAACACAAATTGTTGCTGGAGATACTGGAGTAGCTGTAGGATACGAATTTCCTAATAAGTTTGAGATCACTCTTAAACATAATGGAAAACAAATACCGGGTACAGAAATGCTACCATGTTATTTAAGAGGTGTAAATGTCACATATAATCCAACTCAAATGGGTATGTATGAAGATGGTAGTTTTAATGAAACAACTCTAACATTAAACTTTGTAGAGGAAAGAGCTTTACATAAAGGTGACGATGGTTTAGATGGCAGAGTTAAAACACACGAAGTTGATATAAATGAAAGAGATATAGCACTTGCTGGTGGAGCTGAATTAGATGCAGCTGCATTTGGTGGAAATGTACCAGATAATACTACATACGTATTATCACATCAAGGAACAGATTAATATGTCACAGTATTTTAAAAATTTTCCACTTGTAGGATATAAATTTGGCGATGAAGTTTCAACTTCTATATTTAATAATATAAGTGTTTATAGCGATTTAATCGATCAAGTATCTGATGAAGTAGTATTTTATCAGAAATATAATATACTTGATGGTGAAAGAGCAGATACGTTGTCATATAAGTTATATGGAACAACGGATTATCATTGGACCTTTTACTTATTAAATGAACAATTAAGAGAATCTGGTTGGCCATTGACCGAACAAGAAATATCAGAACAGCTAACAAAGAATTTTCCAGATAGAGCTATTACCTCTAACTGTAGAGATATCACAGGCACAAAGTTAAACAGCGATGTTGCTGATGATAATATTGGTGCTTTATTTACTGTAGGACAAGCAATAACTGGTTATAACAGTGGACATACTGGAGTCATACAAGATAGACAAATTGATATTGGTCAGTTTATTATTAGTTCAAGTAATACAAATGCATTTTCTACAGATCAATATTTAACATACAATGATGATGAAGGTATTACACAATATCTTCGTGTCATTTCTGTAACTGAAGAAAAAAATGGAGTACATCATTACGAAAACTCAAGCGGAGTATGGCAAGATGTAGATCCATTCGAAATCACAACAAGGACGCCATCAGGACTTGTGACTAAAACTTTTGAAGACAATTTCAGAGAACGTAACGACGAGCTGAGACAGATTAAAGTTTTCAGAAAAGATATTATTAGAAAAGTGGTGTCTGAGTACTTTAAATCAGTCGAAAGCTAATGCCAACTTCAAATCAATCGCAATATAGAATATCTAGGGCAGTTATTACCTCTAATGCTACAGGTAATAATACCTTTGACGTGTCTGGTGCAATTTTAGAAATAGACATATTTGAAAATTTAGATAGGCCTTATCTCACAGGTAGAGTATCAATGCTTGATGATAACTCTATTTTTGATGGAAACAGACATCTTCAATTCAAAGGAACTGAAAGATTAAAAGTTTTTATCGAAGTATTTAGTTTAACTGAAGATAGTTATATTATTGAAAAAGAATTTGTGATGACAAATATGAGAAGTATGATAAAAGCAAATGATAGAGCTGCTATGGTTCAGTTTGATTTATGTGAACCAATTTATTATATTGATCGATTTAAAAAATTCAGTCGATCATATACTGGAACACCTGTAGAAATTATCAACAAGATACTTACAGATGAGAGTTTATTAGGAGATGAGCGAGGATTAATAAAACTAACTGATGATCCAATACAAAAGCCAATAAAAGTTGTTATTCCATATCTTACTCCATTACAAGCCATAAAATGGTTGTTGAATAGATGTACATCTGTAAATGGCACACCTTATTTCATGTATTCTACAATAACAGAAGATGGAATATTTTTAGATTCATTAGATAATATTTTAGTACAACCTCCATTCAATAATCAATCTCGATATAAGACTGCGCCATTTGTTCAATCTGTTGCATTTACAAACTCGGCACCAGGATGGACAAATCCAGAGTATCAGATTATTAAGCATCATGTATTTGATAATCAACATAGTACGTTTAAACTTCTCGATGCTGGTGCTATTCATTCTAAATTTTCAGTATCAGATATTAATTCAAATACTTCTTTAGAAACTGAATATAAAAGCAATACTCATTTTACAGATCTAAAAAGGAAAGAGATCGTACCAAAACAAAATGTGTTCGATGCATTTGATGATTATAATAATCAGCCATCGATGTACTTTCATCAGATCACATCATCGAATGTTTATGCAGATTATCGAACTTACTATGATGAGAATAGTAAATCAGATCATAGAAAGAAAGTAGAGAATATGGCAACGAAAGCTTTCTTATTAGAAAATATGATTACAGCAGAAGTACCAGGTTATAATTTTATAGCTGCTGGAGCTCCTGTATCATCTATTGCATCGTTTATATTTAACAGTAATAACTCATCACAAGATACTGCATCAGAATTAACAGACGTAATTGATTTAGAAAAAACTGGAGATTACATGATTCACTCTCTTCGATATAAGTTTGTAGGCTCTGAAGTTAGTGTATCATTGTATGCAACTAAGTTATCACGAAACTATGAGGTATTTGCATAATGTTAGAGCATTACGGAGATAGAAGTCGATGGTTTGTTGCAACTGTGATAAACAGTACTCCACCTTATGGCTTAGAAGGTAGAGTAAAAATAAGAATACGTGGTGTTCATTCTCCAAGTACAGGAGATATACCAGAAGCAGATTTACCTTGGGCTCAGGTACTTTTACCGACAACTGAAGCTGGAGTTTCAGGTTTAGGCAGAACACCAAAATTAACAGCAGGTGCTTTAGTCTTTGGATTTTTTATGGATGGTGCTGCATCTCAATTACCATTAGTAGTTGGATCTTTACCAAAAGATGAATATCCAACAGCAGCACAAAAATATGCATTTGGAGACAAAGTTGAAAACTTGCCTGTTGAAGCATTACAAAGTGATACGATTACAAGCGCAGCAACAAAAAGATTGAGAAGAAGATCTGAAGGAATGAAATTCTTTATTGATAATGGTTATACAATAAATCAGGCTGCTGGGATTGTAGGTAATTTAGATCACGCATCATTATTAAATCCTGCAGGTAGTGGTATAGGAAACTGGAATCAAAATCGACAAAGTGAATTAATTGATTTCTCTTTAAAATTTACGAAAGGTGGTGAAGCTTCAGTATTACTATCTCAAAGATATTTAATTCAATTGCGATTTGTGCTTTATGAACTCAGAGGTTTAAAGGGATTTGCAAATGGTAAATTGCTTAAGTCAACAAAAGTAGAAGGCGTTAATGGCTCTGCACAAATCATTAAAAGATACTATATAGATAATTTTGACCCAGTAGACGAAGAAGAAGTATTAGAACAGTGCTTAGTTGCTAAATTAGAAACGGAGAATGCATAGTGGGTGCTAAGATAAGACAAGTAGAACAAACTAAAAAGCAGATACAAGAAGCAGCTCAGCTTCAGAATGTTAAAGATCTTGTTTCTCAGGGAATTTCTGATTTTACTAATTCTCAATTAAGTTCTTTTACTGGAGCAATAGACGAAGTAAAAGGCGGACTACAGGCTTTACAAACTGGAGGAACTGAAGCGATTAACGCTTTAGCTTCTGGAGATATTGCAGGATTAGGAAATGCTTTAGGCTCTATATCGAGTGTTGCAAGTATAGTACTTAAATCAAAAGAAATTACGATAGAGTATGATTCAGCAGGATTTCCAATTGGAACTACTGAAGCTGTAACAAGTACAACTGACAGCTTACTAAATGTAATGTCAGATTTTAGTACACTCACAGATTTGGCAGATGGAGGTTTACAATCGGTCGTTACTTTAGGAGTAACTGAAGGTATTAATGTTGCAAAGAATGCAGCGAAAGATAAGATTGGTCAATATGTAAGTTCTGATTTTATACCTTCGAATGCTACAGATAGTGACATTAATATCATTAATCAGTTTAAAACATTTAGCACAGAAAAATTTAATGTTCAAGAACAAGTTGCAGAATTAACTGGAGCTGATGGTCAGACAGTACTTAATTCAGTACAGAATTTAAAAGACAATGTAAATAATATTCAAAACGGTGTACAGAGTTTTCAAAGCAGAGTAAGTAGTGTATTAGGCGGAAATAAAGCTCTTGGTTTAGTTCAAAGAGTATCACAAAAAGTTGATCCAAATATTTCTACCATTACAGATGCATTAGAAATTGACACAAGTCAATCTGCATTTGATCCACCATTTCAGATTGGATCGAATGTTGCTGAATGGCAAGTTTCAAATAAGAGAACAATTATTTTTAGTTACATTAACACAGTTGAAGAGTTAAGAGCAGATTTAGCAGCTATACTTAGACCTATTACCGGAGTTGTTGTACATTGGACTAAACACTTCTCAAACCAAGATATAGGTTCAGAAGAAATTAATAACACAGAAATAGACTTAGGTGAAGATGGTATACAATATCATTTTGTGATACGTAGAGATGGTTCACTACAAAGAGGTCGACCTACAGGTTTGACATCTAATCATACAACAAAATTAAATCATAATACAAAGAGTTTAGGTGTTGCTTTTGTTGGTGGATATAATTGTCCAACAAAAACAGAAAATCCTGATAAGTACTTATCTTCTAAATCACTAACACAAGCACAGTTTGCAACATTTGAAAAATTCTGTGCAGCTTTTTATTTAAGATATCCTGGAGGACAGATTATTGGTCACAATGATTTAGATCCAGAATTTATTGATCCTGGATTTGACGTAAGAGATTACGTTGAGGATGTTTTCAATAAGAAGTCTTTATTTGCAGATCCATCTGTTGGTACAGCATTTGAACCAGCAGAAATTAATTCAACGGTATTACCATGACTACAGAAATAGAAA